GAGGACGTGCCTTTCTGATGAGGCGCGTACCCGACATCATCCGCGACCACTGGGAGGCGGCCCTGTTCGCCGCCTCCTTCTCCGCGGGTTTCCTGTTCTTCTCTTCAATCCTTTGGGGGTGGTTCTGATGGCCTTCACCGTGTTCGACAGCTTCGCCGAGGTCTACGACGACTTCGACGCGAGCGACCCCGAGGACCTGCGCGACCGCGCGATGCTTGCCGACGCGATCATGATGTACGGGCTGCACGGCGTCGAGGCCGACCTGCCGAAGCCCCTGCGCCGCGTCTTCAAGGCGATGAAGAACGCCATCGACAACTCCAAGGATGCGCGCGGCAGGGGCGGCAAGGGCGGCCGCCCGCGCAAGAAACCAGTTTCCGACAAACCCGAAACGCAGGTTTCGGAAAGTGAAAACCTAGGTTTTTCAAACGGGAAACCAGTTTCCGACAAACCCGAAACGCAGGTTTCGGAAAGTGAAAACCCTAACCTAACCTACCCTAGCCTGTCCTGTCCTGAACTGGATTGTGCTGAGCTGTTCTGTGATGGGGGCGATGCCCCCGCCGCGCCGCCCGAGTTCGAGCCGCCGACCCTCGACGAGGCCCGCGGTTACTTCGGCGCCAACTGTCTGAGCGGCGACCCGGACGCCTTCTGGGCCTACTTCGAGTCTCAGGGCTGGGTCAAGAGCAACGGCCAGCCGGTGAGCAACTGGGGCGCCCTGGCGCTCGACTGGTCAAGGCGCCAGAAGCGCATCGACGCCGACGACCGGGCGAAGGGCAAGCCCACCGCCTCGGAGGTCGAGGCCGCGACGTTCAGGCCGACCAGGACGCCCGAGCAGACGAGGGCGGAGCTCGAGCGCAGGTGGCGCAAGGACTACCCGGGCATAGACCCGGTGAAGGTGAAGGCCCCGAGGGGGACGACCGCCGACCCGGTGGCACTCAAGGCGTACCAGGACGCGCGGCGCCTGCTGGACGCGAGGGCCGCGTGCGAGAGGAGGGCGTCATGAGCTTGGACGACGAGAGGAGCGAGAACATGGGCAGACCGAAGGGGTCAGCGAGCATCTACGACGAGGGGCCGCGCAGCGCCCGCTGCGAAACGTGCGGGTTCTGCGCCGTGAGCGAGGCGGTCATGGCGGCGTCCGGCGAGGGTCGCAAACGGTACACGTGCATGCGCTGCCCCGACTTCGTGCACGCCACGCAGGGGCTCGCGAGGTGCAACTACTGGGAGGCGCGACATGAGGGCTGAGTCGTGGGACAGGCGCGGGGGCTACGTGCTCGAGTGCATGCAGTGCGGCAGGCGGTTCCGTGCGGTTGGCAGGAACCAGAGGTGCTGCTGCGGGTGGTGCGAGAACGTGGCGCACAGGAACGCGAGCAAGCGGCCCGTGGACGTGTACCTCGGCGCGAGGAGCGAGAGGGGCCGCGAGATCAACGCCATGCGCGCGGCGCTGGCGGAGGGGAGGTGCGTCTGATGCGCGACGGTTACAGGCTCGCCTTTGGCGCGTTCGACAAGCCGGATGCGCCCAAGCCGCTCGAGGAGGCGGCCGAGGTGTTCGGCGCCTGGCAGGACTGCGACGACATGCGCCTCAGCCCGATCATGACGGCGCGCAGGGAGTACCGCCAGAGCCTTATCGACGAGTGCATGGACGTGGTCCAGGCGGTCGTCAACCTGCTCGATGCCGAGGGGTTCACGCAGGAGGAAGTGGACGCGGCCATCGGGCGCTGCAATGCGAGGAATTGGGAGAGAGGACGTCTGTGATGGAGACTTTGGAGCAGATCAAGGCCGACGCGGTCGAGGTGTTCCATTTCGACCGCGAGTGCAGGCCGCAGGACAGGGCGCACGCCTACCTGGGGAAGTACCGCGTCAGGCGCGGCTACAACGACACGGCGATGCAGGTCGCGGTGACCGACATGATCGAGCGCGCCTACGAGGCGGGGAGGGCGGAGGTCGCCGGCGCGAACCTCGTGCAGAACCTGCGCCGCCAGCTGACGAGCATCGAGGCGACCGTCGGGGATGCCATCGACCTGCTCGACGAGAGCACGGGGGCGGTGGAGTGCGATGAGTGACTCGAGGGTCGGCGGCTACCCGATGGGGGTGACGGACGCCGCCATCGAGCGCTGCCTCGGCGGGGCCGGGGAGCCGCGGATGTGCGGGAACTGCAGGCATTTCTGCGGATGCGACATCCACGTCGACTACGGCTACTGCCACCTCGCGTTCGAGCGCGCCTACGACACGGAGGCGCCCGACCGCAAGGAGGGGCGCTGGCGCCTGGCGAAGTGGGCCGCGGCGTGGCTCACGGGGAATCTGCTGTACTGCGAGGACGAGTGCGGCGAGTGCCGCGACTTCGAGGAGTTTGGGCTATGAGTATCGAATTGCCGAGAGATGCCGAGGGCCGCGAGATTCCGCTGGACACTTGGGAGAAGCTGGAAGAGGACTTGGGCAGGGGTGCGGACGCGCTGAATTACGAAGCCTGCGCCTATTTTGGCAAGAATGCGTGCAACTGCTCATCGTGCATCGCCGACAAAGGCGAAACCTGCGAAAGGGTTGTCATGCGCGACATTGCCGACCGCATCCGCAAGCTGAGGGGTGAGGGCGATGCCTAACGACTGCCCCTACTGCGGGAAACCGCATTTCAACTTCGGTGATGACGAGGAGGGCGTCGAGATGTGGATTAACGAGCCAAACGACGGCGAGTACGTCATTGTTGCCGACCCGCCGTTCGCATGGAGCATCCCGATCAGTTTCTGCCCGTTCTGCGGCCGCAAGCTGAAGGAGGACGAATGAGCGAGCTGAAGTTGAGTCAAATGGCAACTGACGAGCAGCGGCGCAAGGTCGCAGCGGAACTTCGAGAACTCGCGGCAAACCGCCATTACGTCGACGAGTTCATCGCGGCCGACACCGTCGGGTTCTATCGAGGCGAGGCGGTGGAGGGTTTCGATTCCGACAGCCTTCTGGAGGTTGCCGACCTAATCGACCGTCCGGTGTGCCACGACCTTGTCGAGCACAAGCAGGATCCGTTCATCCCGGGCAAGCGGATGGCCGACGGCTACTTCCACTGCTCAAGCTGCGATTGGAGCGGGCAGCTCTGGGAGTACATCGGCTTCGGAGGCATGTTGGCCTATGAGCCGGTTCACTGCCCGGAGTGCGGGGAGAAGATCGAGCGTCGTCGGTGAGTTGGTCCCCGGCGCCTGATAAGGTTCTGCCGTGGCGGGCGAGCTTTAGGAGGTATGCGAATGGCGTGCAGGACGCCGGCGGGAGATGGGCCAAAAGGCCCATCCACAAAGTCAGCACATCCGTTGAGGGACGAGTGGGCGCTCCGGAAGGGGCGCTCTTCTTACGTCCTTTGGACGGACGAGATGATAAGGCGGATGCAGGCGCACCCGGAGCGGACAGCGGCGGAGATCGCGGCGGACCTCAGGGTGACGCCGAGCGCCGTGAGGCACGCGCGGCAGCGATACGGGCGCTTCTCGACCGGAACGGACGGTCTGTGCATCGCGTGCGACGCGCGGCCCGTGTTCGACACGTCGGCGCAGGCGAAGAAGTGGAGGCTGTGCAAGGGGTGCTATCTGGCGGAGCGGAAGAGGCGGCTCGAGGAAGAGGCTGAGAGCAACCGCATACGACAGGCCGCGCACAGGAAGAAGGTCGAGTAGCCGAAAGGCCCCGGGAAACCGGGGCCTTTTCTTTAAACGTTACCCCCTTTTTACGCTCGCGGGCAAACGCACGCGCTTGTCCACGTGCGTAAAAAGGTGGGAACGTTCGCGTTTCCATAAGGCTATCTACCAGCGGAAACGTGATTTTGTGGCGGGAAAAGGGCGTGAAAAACTGACCAAGGAGGGCATCGAGGATGCCCTCCGCCTGTGCCGCGTCGGCATGACCGACAAGGACATCGCCGCATATCTCGGGGTGGCCCCCGAGACATACAGCCGCTGGATCAACCACCCCAGAACCGACAATCAACGTCAACTGTGTCAAGCCATGAAAAAGGCCGAGGTCGAGCGCAAGGCGACGCTCGTGGGCCGCATCATGGACGCGAGCGGCGACAGCTGGCAGGCGGCGGCGTGGCTTTTGGAGCGCAAGTACCCGCAGGAGTACGCCAAGGCGCAGCGCATCATGGACACCACCGACACGGCGGTGCTCAAGGCCGCCAAGGAGCTTGTGCTGTCCGTGCCGTCCTCAATCGGCGGGGACGAGTAGCCGATGCCGCTCACGAGGATGCAGCGCGAGTACCTCGCCAACTGCACGCACCGCTACAACGTGAAGTGCGGGGCGACGGGCTCGGGCAAGAGCTACGTCGACATAGCCGTGACCATACCGCAGAGGCTTCTCGCCATGAGGGGCGAGGGGCTGGCGGTGATGATCGGGAACACCCGCTCGACGCTCGAGCGCAACATCCTCGAGCCCATGCGCTCGCTCTATACCCCCGACGTGGTCGGGACCATCAGCAACGAGAACATAGCCCACATCTTCGGGCAAAAGGTCTACTGCCTGGGCGCGGACAAGCGCTCGAGCGTCGCCAGGATTCAGGGGGCGACGTTCGAGTACGTCTACGGAGACGAGGTGGCGACGTGGTCGCAGGAGGCGTTCGAGATGCTCAAGAGCCGCCTGCGCTGCCAGCACAGCCACTTCGACGGCACGTGCAACCCAGACAGCCCCCACCACTGGTTCAAGCAGTTCCTCGACGGCGGCTCGGACTTTTACCGCCAGGACTACACGATCTGGGACGGCGCTCTCGCGCCGGAGGTTGTCGAGGAGCTCTGCCGCGACTACGAGGGCACGGTCTACTACGACCGCTACATCCTCGGCAAGTGGACGCTGGCCGAGGGGCTCGTCTACCCGGACTACGAGGCCGCGCTCGAGCCGAGGTTCTCGGGGCCCGCGCTGAGGCGCGCCGTGTCGCTCGACTACGGCACGCAGAACGCCTTCGCCGCGCTGCTCTGGGAGTTCGACGGCGGCGTGTGGCACGTGGTCGACGAGTACCGCTACAGCGGCCGCGACACGGGCCGCCAGAAGACCGACCAGGACTACGTCGAGGACATGGCCGCGTTCGTCGACGGGCTCCCGGAGCGTCCACTCTTCATAGTCGACCCGTCTGCGTCGAGCTTCATCGAGGCCATGCGCCGCGCCGGCTTCAAGGTGAGGAACGCCTGCAACGACGTCGGGGACGGCATCAGGCACACGGGCGTATGCATGAGGCGCGGACTCGTCCGCATCTCGGAGGGCTGCGCGGGGCTGCTGGGAGAGCTCGGCGGCTACGCGTGGGACAAGAAGTCCGACGTCGACAAGCCCGTCAAGGTCGAGGACCACAGCTGCGACGCCCTTCGTTACGGCGTGGAGACACTGCGGATGTACAAGCAGAAGAAGCAGCAGGTAAACCCGCTGTTCGATAGGGAAGGGAGGGGCCGATGGCAGACGGCCCGATTGTGACGGCGGCGGACATGGCGGCGGCGGGCTCGGCGGCGGGGTTCGCCTCCGACGCCGTGAGGCGCCACATGGCCGGCGAGATGTACCGCAACGCCGTGGCGGCCAACGACTACTACCGCCAGCAGAACGTGACCATCAACAGGTTCACCAAGATCGTGTACTCGAGCGCCGGCACGCCGGTCGACGACTACACGGCGTCGGACATGCGAATCAAGTCCAACCTGTTCAAGCGCCTGAACGGGCAGCGATGCTCCTACTCGCTCGGCAAGGGAGTGAGCTTCGTCGACGTCTCGAAGGGCGGCAAGGACACGACCAAGGAGGGGCTTGGCGACCGCTTCGACGACGACGTGATGAAGATAGGCCTGTACGCGCTTATCCACGGCATCAGTTTCCCCTTCTGGAACATGGACCACATCGACGTGTTCACCGTCGACGAGTTCTGCCCGGTGTGGGACGAGGTGAGCGGCGCGATGGTGGCCGGCGTGCGCTTCTGGCGCCTGGACCCGGACCACCCGTGGAACGCCACGCTGTACGAGGAGGACGGCTACACGCAGATGGCCGCCCCGGCCGCCGGAACGCTCGACTTCGCCGTGACGGAGGCCAAGCGCGCCTACAAGGTGACCTACGAGGAGGTGCCGGCCGACGGACTCGCGCTGGCCGTTGACGAGGAGAACTACAGCCGCCTGCCCATCGTTCCCGTGTGGGGCAGCGACGCGCACCAGTCCACGCTCGTGGGCATGCGCGGGGGCATCGACGCCTATGACATGATCAAGAGCGGCCTGTGCAATGATGTCAACGACTGCGCGCAGGTCTACTGGATAGTCAACGGCGCCGGTGGCATGGACGACCGCGAGCTCGACCTGTGGCGCGCCAAGCTCAAGCTGACGCACGTGGCGCAGGTCGACGCCGAGCAGGGGCAGGCCGCGACGCCGTACGTGCAGGAGGTGCCGGTGGCGAGCCGCCGCGAGGCGCTGGCCCAGATAAAGGCCGACATCTACGAGGACTTCGGCGCGCTCGACGTGCACACCATCGCCGCCGGCGCGACCAACGACCACATCGACGCCGCCTACCAGCCGCTCGACGAGGAGGCCGCGGAGTTCGAGCGCCACATGCGAGAGGGCATCATGGACCTGCTCGCGCTTCAGGGCATCGAGGACACGCCGATCTTCACCCGCACGCGCATCAGCAACACCAAGGAGCAGATCGAGAACGTGTGCCTGGAGGCCGAGTATCTGGACGACGAGACCATCCTGCGCAAGCTGCCGAACATCACGCCCGACGAGGCCGCCGAGATTTTGGAGCGCAAGCGGCGGGAGCAGGAGGAGCGCATGGCTGCGCTGCCGCCGGCGCTCGCCGTCAACGCGACGGGGGCCGCGGGTGCAGACGACGACAGCGACGACGGCGACGACGGGGACGGCGAGGAGTAGCGCATGGTCGCGGACGAGGCCCACGAGTTCTCAGACGCCGAGATTCGGGCGTTCGAGCGCGAGGTGGAGGGAGTGTACGGCGAGGCGGGCAAGACCGCCTACGCCAACCTCAAGCGCTATCTGGCGCAGTTCGAGGCCGACGACGAGAAGATGCGCGGGCGTCTCGAGGCCGGCGAGATCACCAAGGCTCAATACAGGTCTTGGCGAAGCGGGAAGATAGCGGCGGGCAGGCGCTACCGAATCGTCCTCAAGCAGTGCGCCGAGGCCATGACGCATGCGAACGTCGTCGCTGCCGCCGCCATCGAAGGCAGGCTGCCCGAGGTCTACGCCGAGAACTACAACTACGGCACGTGGCAGGTCGAGAGCGCAGCGGGCGTTGACACGGCCTACGCGCTGCAGGATGCGTCGACCGTCCAGAGGCTGCTCACCGACCACGACAGCTACCTGCCAAAGCCGTCCGTCAACGTCGCCAAGGACGTGGCGTGGAACCGCCGGCTCATAGCCAACCAGATCACGCAGGGCGTGCTGCTCGGCGAGTCGATACCAAAGATAGCCAAGCGCATGCAGGACGTGACGGGGGCGAACCGCGCGGCGGCGGTGCGTCTTGCGCGGACCTCGACGACGGCGGCGGAGAACGCCGGACGCGTCGACAGCTACAAGAGGGCCAAGGGGCTCGGCATCAAGGTGCAGCAGGAATGGATGGCGACGCTCGACGGGCGCACGCGCTCGAGCCACAGAAGGCTCGACCGCGAGAAGGTGGAGGTCGGGGAGAAGTTCAGCAACGGCTGCCGCTATCCCGGCGACCCGGAGGCGCCGTATGCCGAGACGTGCAACTGCCGCTGCACGCTCATCGCGGCCGTGGAGGGTATCGACTACAGCGACGGCAAGAGGTGGAGCAGGCTGCCCGAGGGCATGACCTACGAGGAGTGGAAGGCGGGCAAGCCCGCCGTCACCGGCGCCAAGCCCGCGAACCGCACCATCTCCGAGTTCATGGGCATGCCCGGCACCAAACGCAAGCTCGACACCGCCGGGGTGTCCGTGACCGAGGCGAGGAAGAGGCTCACGGAGCAGCTCAAGGAGTACGGCATACCGTCCGGCTCGTTCCGCAAGATGAGCGCCGGCGACCAGCAGAAGGTGTTGGACACGGCGCTGGCCCGAATTCGGCGCATCGCGGGCAAGCCCGATATGTCCGCTTCCGTCTACTCGCGCCTCAGTGAGGATCAAAGGGATGCGGTGAAAGGCATTCTCAAGCGTTCGGACAAGGCTGCCCGTAGCGTTTACCTGAAGCATGAGCGGGATTTCGTTTTGCTGAACGGCGAATGGGGCGGGACCGCCCACTACAGCCCAACGGACGGTGGCGTGAGGCTCAACCTTGAAAGAGTGTTTTCGAAAGATGGATTGAGACCCCAAGGAACGACCTGGTTCCACGAGTTCGGGCATATGATCGACGGCCTGCACGCGGACATCTCGAGGACGTACGGCGGCGGCGTGTTCGCTAAGACCATAAAGAGCGAGGTCGAAGCCTACATTGACGCAAGGCACAAGGAGATGCGCGATGGGCTCAAACGGGCAGTCAAGTCAAAGGACATCGGATGGCTCGAGTCGAATGGCTACCTCATGGAATGGCATGCTGACTACCTAAGGAGACATCCTGACAAGGTGGCCGAGGCGCTCTCAGGCCTCAAGCACACGAAGGCTGCCACATATAGTTCCGTCGCCTCCGAGATAGGGGAGATGAGACACGCCGGAAAGGCCGACCTTTCCGACCTTTTCGGCGGGGCAACGCTGAACAAGTGCAACGATGGATGGGGCCACAGCAAGAGTTATTGGCGGCCAAAGGGAGCGTCCGAGGACTACCAGCTGGCAAGGCTTGCGCAAGAGGGCTTCGCCGAGTTCTTCAGCGCAAGCACCGCGAACCCGGAATCTCTCGCCGTCCTGCGCAAATACCTACCGGAATCGAGTAAAATATTCGAAGAGATGCTTGAGGAGCTGATTTGATGGAAAGCCAGGTTAAGCAGGAGAAGCTTGCAAAAGCTCGTATCGAGAAGGCCGAACCCGTCTTTATTGAGATGTTCGGCTATGAGCCTATGTTCTACGGGCACATTTGCGAATATGCCGACCTTCTGGAAGAGTCCATCTCGTCCGGTGAGCCTAAGCTTATGGAGCATGACTCTAGCATCTTCCTCTAGCCCATCAATCGGCTAATCGGTCTAACCGCTTGACTAGTTCAGCCCCGCCACGGCGGGGCTTTTTCATGCCGCGTGACCGCGGCGGGAACATCCTCCCGAACGAGGGAGGACCCATGAACCCCATAACCGAATGCAACAGATGCTCCGACTGCGCCATCAGGCTCGGCTTCGGCTTCACCCAGCCCGACGTGCTGATATGCACCGTGCGAGGCGACGAGGTGGGGCCGGGCGACGGCTGCACCCTGGGCAGCCCCGGCGTGCCGGTGCAGGCCATCGAGGCGTGCGAGGTGGACGTGTCCGGCCGCGTCGGCTGCGGCACGGAGGTGCTGGACTGATGGCCGCGCCGCGAAAGGTCGGCAAGGAGAAGTGGAGTGCCAAGAACGACACGTGGACCGACCGCAACGGCGACACCGTCAGTGGGATGAGGGGGAAGGGCTTCACGCGCGGTAGTGCCAAGGGCCTGACCGCCTCAGACATCTCCGGGCTCGTCGAGGTGCGCGCCGACAACCGCGAGGCCATCGTCAACGCCATCGACCGGGCGCTCGTCGCCGCGCTGGAGGAGGTCGGGCTCGTCGCGGAGGGCTACGCCAAGCGCGCCTGCCCGGTCGACACGGGCCGCCTCCGCAACTCCATCACCCACATCGTCGACGAGGGCACCCGCCACGTCGTCATCGGCACGAACGTCGAGTACGCGCCCTACGTCGAGCTGGGGACGAGGCACCAGAAGCCGCAGCCGTTCCTCAAGCCGGCCGCAAACGACCACTACTCCACATACAAGGGAATCTTCCGCAAGCACCTCGGGGGCTAGGGGCCGCGTTACGCGCGCCGGACGATGTCGCCGCGGCGACGGACTGCCGCACGGGGAGGCCGCGACGAAATGCCGGCGCCCCGATCCATCCGAGGAATAGGAGACAGCGTGGCACTGACGCGGAAGATGCTCAAGGCAATGGGCATCGAGGACGAGAAGATCGAGCAGATCATCGAGGAGCACGTCGAGAGCGTCGACGGGCTGAAGGCCGAGCGCGACCGCTACAAGGCGGCCGCCGACGAGGCCGAGGGCCTGCGTAAGCAGCTCGAGGAGGCCAAGAAGGCCTGCGAGGGCGCCGGCGAGTACGAGGAGAAGTACAAGGCCAAGTGCAAGGAGCTCGACGACTTCAAGGCGAAGGTCGACGGCGAGGCGGCGGAGCGCGAGAAGCGCGGCCTGTACCGCGAGCTGCTGGCCGGCGCGGGCGTCGACCCCAAGCGCATCGACACCGTGCTCAAGGTGTCCGACCTGTCGGGCGTGACCGTCAAGGACGGCGCCATCGAGGGCGCCGACGACCTGACCGAGTCCATCAAGTCCGACTGGTCCGACTTCATCGCCGTCAAGACCACGCAGGGCGCGACCGTGCCCAACCCGCCCAAGAGCACCGGCGGCGCCGCAGCGCCCAAGAACCTGCGCGAGGCGCTCCACCAACGCTACGAGAACAAGGAGTAAACAATGCCTATCACCCTACAAGAGGCCAAGGTCGGCATGGCCGACCATGTCGACCAGTCCGTGGTCGACACCTTCCAGCGCTCGTCCCTCCTGCTGGACAAGCTGACGTTCGACAACGCCATCTCGCCCGGCACCGGCGGCTCCACGCTGACCTACGGCTACACGCAGCTCAAGACCCCGGCGACCGCCGGCGTCCGCGCCATCAACGCCGAGTACACGGCGAACGAGGCCAAGCGCGAGAAGAAGACCGCCAGCGCCGTCATCATGGGCGGCTCCTTCCAGGTCGACCGCGTCCTGCAGAACACCTCCGGCGCCGTGGACGAGCTGGCCTTCCAGCTGGAGCAGAAGATCAAGGCCGTGGCCAACGAGTTCCACTACCTCGTCATCAACGGCAAGGCCGCCGGCACCGCCGGCGCCGGCAAGCCCGACGGCACGTTCGACGGCCTCGCCAAGATGCTCTCCGGCACGTCCAACGAGATCGGCTCCGAGGTCGACGTGTCCACCGCCGACCTCATGACCAAGAACGCCCAGGCGTTCCTCGACGAGGTCGACTACCTGCTCTCGCAGGTCGACGGACCCAACATGCTGATGATGAACGGCAAGATGCTGACGAAGTTCCGCGGTATCGCCCGCCGCGCCGGCTACTACGAGCGCACCAAGGACGACGCCGGCCGCGTCATCGAGACCTACAACGGCGTGCCCATCGTGAACCTCGGCAAGTACTTTAACGGCACCACCGCCGTCGACGCCGTCGCCGACACCGCCGCCACGGGCTCCGCGCTCGGCAAGTCCGACATCTACGCCGTGTCCCTGGGCCTCGACGGCTTCCACGGCATCTCGCCGACCGGCACCGGCGTGGTCCAGTCCTACATGCCCGACATGGCCCAGCCCGGCGCCGTCAAGACCGGCGAGGTCGAGCTCGTGGCCGGCGTGGTCCTCAAGAACACGCTCAAGGCCGGCGTCCTCAAGGGCATCGGCACCGCCCCGAAGCTGGGCTAAGCCATGCTCGAGGAGCTGCTGCGCGCCCTGCGCAACTGGTTCGTCCGCGACAAGGCCACGGGGCGCATCCGCGTCGAGGGCGGGGCGCTGGTCCCGCCCGAGGGCCTCGCGCTGGCGGACGGCCAGTACATCCGCGTGACCGGCTCCGTGTTCAACGACGGCCTGCACCGCTGGCCCTGCACGGGCATGGCCGACGAGGAGTTCGTCGGCACCGTGTGGGCGCTGGCCGTGCCGAAGGCCGTTATCGACCTCGCGGACGAGATCGACGCGTGGTGCAAGGAGCACGCCGGGGAGCTGGACGGCCCGTACCAGTCCGAGAGCTTCGGCGGATACAGCTACACCCGCGTGATGGGCGCCGACGGCCGACCGCTGACGTGGCGCGACCAGTTCAAGACGCGCATGGACCCGTGGAGGAAGCTGTGAGCCGCCTGTACGAGCGCATGCGCGTGCCGTGCGTCCGCATGGTCCGCAGGAGCGTGCCGGACGGCGAGGGCGGCTGGGCCGAGACGTGGGCCACGGGCCGCGCCTTCTCCGCGACCGTCGTGCGTGACACGTCGTCCGAGGCCCGAATCGCCGAGGCGGCGGGCGTGGCCAACTCCTACACGGTGACGTGCTCCGAGGAGCTGTCCCACGGCGACGTGTTCAGGCGCGTGTCCGACGGTCAGGTATTCCGCGTCACGTCGAATGCCGACGACGGTCGTCCGCCCGCGTGCGCGACGTTCAGCTTCACGCAGTGCACGGCCGAGGAGTGGAGGCTGCCGGATGCCGACTAGGACCGCGGCGCTCGCCGCATGGCTCGGGGGCTTCGGCATGCCCGCCTATTCCGCGCAGGCCGTCCCTGACGGCACCGAGCCGCCGTACATCACGTTTACGCCGGTATCCGGCGCGTGGGGCGACGGCGAGCAGGCCGTAACCGTCGAGATATGGCGCCGCACCGAGAGCGAGGCCGAGGCCAACGCCGACGCCGAGGCCATCGGGCGCGCGCTGGGGCTGGGCGGCGTGATGCTGCCCTGCGACGGCGGCGGCCTGTGGGTCAAGCGCGGCTCGCCGTTCTGGCAGGCCGTCGACTCGGGCGAGCCGGGCGTCAAGCGACGCTACATCAACCTCTCAATCGAGAACATCACGACCTTTTAGGGGGTCCCATGAAATACACCCAGATCCCGCAGGACGCGTTCAACAACATCCAGCTGAACGCCGGCGTCCTGCTCAAGGGCTTCGCCCCGGACACCGGCACGCTCAAGGCGACCGACATCCTCGGCGCGACGTCCGGCGGAGTCAACTTCACCGCCACGCCCAGCTACATCGACTACGGCGAGGACATCGACAACTGCCCGAAGAACATGAAGGAGCTCAAGCAGCTCGACGGCTGGGAGGCCAAGATGTCCGGCACGTTCGTGACCGTGACCGCCGAGCTCGCCGCCAAGCTCACTGGCGCCGCCGACACCGCCACCGACAAGGTGACGCCCCGAAACGACCTCAAGGCCGCCGACTTCGCCGACCTGTGGTGGGTCGGCGACTACAGCGCCGTCAACGAGGACGGCACCAAGGGCGCGAGCGCCGGCTTCTGCGCCATCCACCTGCTCAACTCCCTGAGTACCGGCGGCTTCCAGATTCAGTCCGGCGACAAGGCCAAGGCGCAGTTCGCCTTCGAGTTCACCGGGCACTACTCGATGGAGCACCCCGAGACAGTGCCGTTCGAGATTTACGTCAAGGCCGGGACGGGGGCGACGTCCTAATGCGCATCGACGAGTTCACGGCCGACGAGTTCCTGACGTCGGCACAGCTGCTGGCCGAGGTGGCCGAGGAGGCCATGGGCGGCAAGCTGGGCGAGGAGGTCAAGCGCGCGTTCGTCTCCTACCGCTCCGCGGCCAAGGCCGCCAAGGCGGAGGCCGGCGACGACGAGGCCGAGGCGAAGGCCAAGGTCGAGATGGAGGCCGTCGACATGGTCGCGGGCCTGCTGCCGGTCCTGCTGCGCGAGGGCGGCGAGCTCTCGCTCAAGTTTCTCGCCGCGCTCGACGGCCAGACCCTCGAGGAGTACAAGGCGTGCTTCTCGATGGCGAAGTACGCCGCCGACATCAAGGCAGCGCTTGACGGCATCGACTCCGTCAAGGAGATCGCCGCGCCTTTTTTTCACTAGCCGCCGACGACCCGGAGCTGCTCTGGCTCTGCATGGGCGAGTACACCGGACCCCGGCGTGCTCGCCCTTTTGCTAGGTACCTGTCCGCGAGGCAGCGCAGGGAGGCGGAGGGGGCCGCGTACAGGGTCTACCTGACGGAGTCCGTCCGCCTCGCCGTGCAGCAGCGCTACATCGCCAAGCCCTACCTGGAGCTGGTGCGTGGCGCGGCGACGCCCGCGGACACGCGGAGCGGCGACGAGATCGCGGCGGACGTAATAGGCAGACTCGGATTGAAGGTGGTGTAGATGGACCTCCTCGACCTCATCGTCAAGATAGGCGTCGACGACCAGGCGTCGGAGAAGGTCGACGGCATAGCGGCCGGCATCGGCGGCAAGCTGGGGTCGGCGGCGGGCAAGGCGGCATCGCTCGTCGCCGCCGGCGTGGCCGCCGTCGCCACGGGCACCGCGGCCGTGGACGGAATGAGCATGAAGGCCTACGCCGCGTACGAGCAGAACGTCGGCGGCATCCAGAAGATTTTCGGCAACATGGGCAAGTCCCTCGAGGACTACGCCGCCATGACCGGGCAGAGCGTCGAGCAGTGCTCCGGCAAGTGGCAGCAGCTCGAGCAGGCGCAGACCACGGTGCTGAAGAACGCCGACGAGGCGTACAAGACGGCCGGCCTGAGCGCCAACCAGTACATGGAGCAGGTGACGGGCTTCTCGGCCGCGCTCGTCTCCTCGCTGGGCGGCGACACGGTCAAGGCCGCGGACTACGCCAACACGGCGATGGTCGACATGAGCGACAACGCGAACACCTTCGGCACGGCGATGGAGGACCTCCAGAACGCGTACGGTGGCTTCGCAAAGCAGAATTACACCATGCTCGACAACCTCAAGTTGGGGTATGGCGGCACCAAGGAGGAGATGCAGCGCCTCATCTCGGACGCGCACGCCGTCAACGACGCCGTGGACGAGTCGAGCCTGTCCTTCGACAACATCGTGCTCGCCATCCACACGATGCAGGAGCAGATGCAGATCGCGGGCACGACCTCGCGCGAGGCCGCCTCGACCATCGAGGGCTCGTGCAGCATGGCGAGGGCCGCGTGGGAGAACTGGCTCACGGAGCTGGGCAAGGACGACGCCGACATGGAGAAGCTGACCGGCGAGCTGGTCGACTCCGTGGCGACGGCCGCGTCCAACATCGTGCCCCGACTCGCCACAATCGTGTCCACGGCCGTCGAGCAGCTGCCCGGCGTCGTGACCAAGCTGGCGCCCGTGGTGGGCGAGGCTTTCGCGCAGATAGCCGACAGCGCCCTCACCGCGCTCTCGGGCGCGATGGACGGAATCGGCGAGGTCGGCGCGCAGGTCGGCCCGGTGCTCTACGACGGCATCGTGAGCGGGGCGGAGTGGCTTTCCACGTCGGCGGCCGACATCATGACCCAGCTCGGCGGCTACCTGTCCGAGAACCTACCGACCCTCATGGAGCAGGGCCTCAACATCCTGACGGGCCTGAGCGAGTCGCTGGCCGAGAACGTCGGCATCTTGGCCGAGGGGGCGGCAAACCTGATCGTGGGGCTGGCACAGGGAATCGCCGACAGCCTGCCCACGCTCATCGAGCAGGCTCCGGTCATCGTGCAGAACCTCGCCAACGCGATCAACGACAACGCGCCCACCATCCTCGCGGCGGGAGTGCAGGCCATCGTGACGCTGGCCATTGGAATCGTACAGGCGATACCGACGCTCATCGCCAACATCCCCGCCATCTTCCAGGCGTTCCTCGCCGTGTGGTCCGCGCTCGACTGGATCAGCCTCGGCCGCAACGCCATAACGGCGCTCGGCAACGGCGTGGTCAACATGCTCGGCTTCATCGGTTCCTGCGGCACCAACGTGGTGTCCGCCATCCGCGGCGCGATACAGAACCTGCCGAACACCTTGGCGGGAATCGGCCGCAACGGCATCAGCTCCCTCGGCTCGGCCATCCGCGGTGCCATCGGCTACGTGACCTCCGCGGCGTCGAATATCGCAAGCTCGCTGGTGAGTTCGCTGAACTCCATCCCGGGCCGCGTGGTGTCCATCGGCCGCAACATCGTGCAGGGAATCGCCAACGGAATCGCCGGCGCGGCCGGCGTCGTGGTCAACAAGCTGACCGGCGTGGTGGGCGGCGCCATCGAGGCCGCCAAGAACCTGCTCGGCATCCACTCGCCGTCACGCGTCTTCCGAAAGATGTTCGGGTACGTCATGGAGGGCGCGGCCCTCGGCATCGACGACACGGCCGACATGCCCGTGCGCTCGATGAGGTCGGCCGTCTCCGCCGTCGAGGAGGCGGCGTCGTTCGACGCGACCGTGAGGGCGGAGGCGCCGGGGGACGACCCGGACGGCGACGGCGGCAAGGGCTCCCCGCGTTACGGCGGCCCGACCATGTCCCGCGTTGTGGAGCTCCTCGAGCGCATCGCCGACGGCGGCGACGTGTACATGGACGGCGACCGCGTCTCCGGCGCGCTCGCGGGCCGCTCGAGGACGACGATGCTCGGAAGGGGGTACGCGCTCGCATGATGATCGAGCAGGCTTTCAGCTTCGGCGGGACGGACCTCACGGACTACGTCTCCGTGTGGAACGTCGACCGTGCCGTTGGCGCGTCCCTCGACATCGACGAGACGGAGGTGCCCGGCATGGACGGGTGCCTCGTCTCCTCCTCCCGAATCGAGGCGTTCACCGTCAAGGTGCAGTGCCTCATGCACGCGTCCGATCCCGCGGACGTCGAGGCCGACCGCCGCATACTGGCGGCCGTCCTCGCCCCGGGGAAGTCCGGCCGCCTCGTGCTGCCGGAGTCCTGCGGGCTGTCCCTCGACGCCGTCTGCAAGGGCGGCGCCGAGCTGTCGCGCCTGCGGCAGCACCCCGGCGTCGACCTCGAGTTCCTCGTGACCGACCCCGTCGCCTACGGCGCCCGCCGCACGGCCTCGGTGGCCGGCACCGGGACCGTGGGCAACGGCGGCACCGCCCCGGCGCGCCCCGTCGTCACGTGCGTCCCGACGGCATCCCCGTGGCGCATCGCGAACACGGCGACCGGCGAGTACGTGCAGGTCGCCGGCACATTCAACGGAAAGAAGCAGCTGAAGCTGGACATGGCGCTCGAGCGCGCCACCGTCGACGGCGCGGACGTGCCCGTGACGGTGGGGTCCGACTTCTTCGCGCTGGCCGGCGGGGCCGCGACCGGCATCAAGGTCAGCTCCGGTACCGCCACGCTGCATTGGGAAGAGAGGTGGTACTGATGCGCGTCGACGTGTACGACCGCCACGACGCCTACGTCGGGACCATCGGGCCCCGCCAGCTGCTCTCGATGGTGCACACCGACGAGCTCAACGGCTCGGACGAGCTGTCGATCACGACCGCGTTCCCGCTCCACGAGGGCTACCGCCTCGTGTGGGCCGACCGGCTCGGCACGGTGCACGAGCACGTCTGCCAGAAGCCCAAGGCCTCCCGGGAGACCGGCGGAGTGGTGTGGACCGACACGGCGCTCAACTCCATCTGCGAGCTCTTCGGCGACTTCATCTTCGACAAGCGGCCCTACGGCTACGGGTTCCTCCAGGCGCTGAACGTGTGCCTGGAGCCGACGCGCTGGGAGGCCGGCACGGTCGACCAGCGCGGCACCGTCGACAAGGGCCTCACCTTCTACCACACCAGCTCCCGCGAGGCGCTTCAGGACATCCTCGAGTGCGGCGGCGAGCTCGAGACGCAGGTCGTCACCGACGGCACGCGCGTGACCGGCCGCCGCGTCGGCATCCGCTCGCACCGCGGCCGCTCCGGCGGCCACCGCCGCTTCAGCTACGGCAAGGACCTGACGTCCATCGACCGCACCGAGCACTGGGGCGCCATCACGGCGTGCTACGGCTTCGGAAAGGGCATCGAGACGGAGGGCGGCGGCCACGGCCGCAAGCTGACATTCGGGAGCGTCAACGGGGGAAAGGACTACGTCGAGGACGCGGCCGCGCTCAGGCTCTACGGGCGCCCGGACGGAAACGGCGGCATGGCCCACGTGTTCGGCACGTTCAGCGACCCCGACTGCGAGGACGCCGCCACGCTGCTGGCCGAGACTCGCGCCTACCTCGACGCACATAAGGAGCCGGGCGTCACGTACAGTGCCGACGTCATCGACCTCGTGGCCATGGGCCGCGACTGGGAGGGCGTCGCCGTGGGCGACGACGTCCAGATCGTCGACACGTGCTTCTCCCCGGCGCTGCGCTGCGAGGGCCGCGTGACTAAGCTCGTGACCGACGAGCTGGGCGGCGCCATGCGCGTGACGCTCGGCAACATCACCGAGACCATGACGGATATGTGGCTGGCGCAGCAGAAGCAGGTGTCCAGCCTGTCGAAGCGCTCGTCCAGCTGGGACGTGGCGGCATCCACGCCGCCGTCGTACCTCCAGCAGGTCGTGGACGCGATGAACACACAGTTCAACATGTCCGGCAGCAGCTACACCTTCACCAGCTTCGAGCAGGGGACGATCTACGCATCCGTGCCGATGGACGCGAACGGCCGCTCGACCACGGGCAAGGGCAGCGCCATGCAGCTGTGCTCGCAGGGCTTCCGCATCGCCGGCGGCTGCAAGGCCGACGGCTCGTGGGACTGGCGCACCTTCGGCACCGGCGCGGGCTTCACCGCCGACCTCATCACGGTCGGCACGCTCATGGGCGACCTCATCAAGGCCGGAACCATCCAGGACAGGAGCGGCAAGAACTACTGGAACCTCGACGAGAGCGAGCTGCATATCGGCCCCGGCGCGAAGCTCGGCGACAAGGACATCGCCACGACCGACGCCGTGGTGGCGTCGCGCGTGAAGCTGTACGCGATGAATCAATCGGACAGCGTGCCGCCGATTAATGCGCAGAACCCAGAGCTGGGATGGTCCGAGGACCTCCCGCAATGGTCGAACGGATACTTCGTCTGGTCGATGGAGCGCGTCACCTACGGCGACGGCAGCGTCACCCACACGACGCCGGTGCTGGAGGCCGCGTACAACAAGGCCTACCAGAGCGCGCACGACCTCACGGGCTCGCTCAATGGCCTCGACACGACGGTGCAGGACCTCGCCAAAGACGGTGTGGTGACCGAAGCGGAGAAGGCTGCGGTCAAGAAGGCCAAGCAGGACGTCGAAAAGGAGCGCGAGGAGCTCACGAGCCAGTACAACGCGCTGAAGTCGAACAAGGCCCTCAGCGCCCAGTTCCTCTCGTCCGTTCTTACCCCGCGCTACACCAAGGCCTTCGGCACGACCGACGAGGGCGGCACGTACGGCGCCTACGCCGACAAGGTCGACAAGGTGCTCATGTGCAAGACCGCCGAGGAGCTCAAGGCCGCCATGTACGAGTACGACGCCGCATTCGGCGCCTACTCGACCGCCGTGAAGGACTACGCCGAGGCCGCGACCGGGGCGCGCCACGCCATCGAGCAGAAGAACGCGTCGGACTACGCCGACGGCATCCTGAGCGCCTACGACGAGCAGATGGACCAGAAGGAGATGTTCGACCGCCTGACGAAAGGCGGCACCGAGCAGGGCATCTACATGCAGAACGACATGGTGTACATCAACGCCTCGTACATGGCCACCGGCACCATAGCCGATAAGCTCGGTCGAAACAGCTGGAACCTCACCACCGGTACGCTCAAGACAAACTACATGACCGCCAACAACATCACGGCAAACGGGACGTTCAAGTGCGGCTACACGAATTGGTACACCATGCTCACATCGGCGGGCGAGCTCGCCGGTTACCGCACCACCAATGGAAGCACCCTGACAAAAGTCGGATACATCGACTACACGGCGTCGATGCGTGACACGGACACGGGGGCCGTCTATTACGGAATCCAGATGCAGGCGCAGGGAAGTGTTCGCATATCGTCTCCAATCATCTCCACCGCGGCGACGTCCGACAGAAGTGTTACCACGACCTACGGACGAACCGGCTCCGTGTCTCAACCCTTGGTCTCAGAGGTGCACGACAATGGCGACGGCACGGTCGGATGGCATTACGGGACCTTCGTTATAAACACGATCAACGGTCTCTTCACATCGTATTCAACGGTCGGAACGACTGGATAGAGAGGAATGCAAATGGCATACATCGTCGACTACATGGCGCATGACCCTGTTGGCAACGTCGAGGGGCAGTTGACCTGCTACGACGCGGAAGCGCTTGCCGAGGCCGAGAAGAACGGCATGATATTCATCGCCGTCATGAGCGATGGGACGCGCAAGGTGGTCAAGGCGTCGGAGGTGTCTGAGCCGTGTTCGCAGGGCAAGGACTTCGTGTTCGTGCAGCCAACCTACGTCGACAAGCGCACGGCGGCCACCGTGGCGTGCTTCGACGCGCTCTCGGCCATCGTCGACCCGCAGCCGGCCACGGCGGACGAGACGGGGGAGGGAACCGAGGCCGTCGACCCGGTCGAGGCCTTCAAGTCCGCGCTCGCCGCCCTCAAGGCGTTGGAGGCCAAGGAATGATCAACCACGCGATAGCGCTCGACATGCGCAAGCGCCCGGGCACAGTCCCGCAGCGCGTCACGGTGCGCCGGGGCGAGACCCAGACCCAGAAGATAACGGCGTCGCTCACCGTGGACGGCGCGACGTACACCCCGACGTGCCAGCTTGCGCGCCTGTGCGTGCTCCACGCCGACGGCACGTGGGCGCGCTGCTCGGCGACCGTGGGCAACGGCACGGTGAGCGTCACGCTCCCGCCGCAGGCGGTCAACGGGGCGGGGAGGTGCCGCCTCGCGTACTTCGAGTTCTGCTCCGGCGACAGCGCCTCCGAGACGACCGAGGACTTCGCGCTCGTCATCCTCGGCAGCGTCGACGGCAGCGGCGGCCAGTCCGAGGACTACGACAACGAGCTCGACGCGCTCAAGCGCGAGTGGGCCTCGCTCAACGCCGCCGTGACCTCGGCGACGAAGAGGGCCGAGTCGGCGGCATCGTCCGCCGAGGGCAACGCCGACGCCGCGAACAAGGCCGCGAGCGCCGCCAACGCAGCCGCCAAGCAGGCCAACGCCGCTGCCGCCGCGACCAAGCCCTACTACATGCAGGCGGGGGAGCCTTCCCGCGACAAGCGCGTGGACGGGATGCTGTGGATGCAGACAAACGAGTCGACCAAGAAGATCGCATCGTTCAACCGCTGGGACGCCGGGCTTCCCGGCACGGCGCTGTGGCCCGGCTCCACGACATTCCCCTCCGACACAACGTTCCCCGACGAAAAAGGCGCTTGGACGCCGTTCACTGTCTAACGAAAGGACAACCTCATGGCAAATCTCGTAACCTTCGCCAAGAAGCTCTGGAAGGACAAGGTCGGCGGCAATACTCCCATCACCGCCGCTGAACTCAACCGCATCGAGAGCGGTGTGAACGATTGCGCCAACCAGATTAATAAGCTCGGGGATTCCGTATCCCGAGTGCCGGCCTTCTGGGGAGACGTTACCTCCATTACCTATGGCTCGTGGGGGTCGGGCGATGGTACTTATATCCAAATGCAATTCTGTTTAAAGGACGGCAAATCGCTTTACGCCACCATATCGAAAGCAGAAGGCATCCAATTACAGTATGGAACTGCAGGCAATATCAAAACACTGTGGACTAAGTAGCATTCCGTATCCCGGAGCAACAAGGCCATTGTCCAAGAGACGAACAAGAGCGTCCGGTACGTCAAGGTCGGGGCGGTCGTCGAGGTCGGCATCTACGCTCAAGTCAAATCGAGTGAATGGGAGGAGATCGTCTCCGGTCTCCCAAGCCCGGTGTTCGAGTCGTACTTCCACGCGACCGCGAACGACTCGTCCGACAAGCAGGTGAAGCTCAAGGTATCGTCCGACGGTACGCTCAGCTGCAGGTACATTGGCAACGTAACCGGGACCTCTGCCATCGACTGCATGTTCACTTATCTGGCAAACGGCTAGAGCTTCTTGTAGCTCCACTTGCCGTTCAACTCACCAATGACGTGGACATCCTTCCACGGGTCGAAGACGATAACGGACGCATTGTTGCCGCTGGTATAGAGGTTGGCCACGAAGGCTCGCTGCCCAGACATGAAGACGTAGCCGGATGCTATCTCTACCCCGGTCTTCTCCATCTCGGCAACAATTAACTTCGCGCACTCGACGGCATCGAACTGCGCATTGCTGCGGGCGGTGATGCACATGACGCGATGGGATACGGAATGCTATCCGTTGATGTTCGTGTTGTTCCTGATGAAGATAACCTGCTGGCCGTCAACCTTGATGACAAGCCCGGTCGGAACGCCGTCCCCGAATTGCCAAGCGAACGTAATTCGTCCACCCTCGAAGCTGTCTTTGTCCACTTTGCGGGATACGGAATGCTATTCGAAGCGAACCGACGCGATATTCTGCCCAATGACAACGCCACTTGCATACTTCGATAGCTTCAACGTCGCTTTGTATGCACTTGCGTCTACGGAGACAAGCGAGTCTTCCCCTGCAATCGTTTTCGAGGAATCACGGCTCACGTAGGTCAAGTTTCCAGTTCCGTTGTTGTCGGTAAAGACGACGGCATTCATGCGCCCGCTTGAAAATGCGATGACGAGGTTCGTTTTGCCGGAATTGTCAGAAAAGACGTGAATCAGGGATACGGAATGCTATCCCAGTTTGGCGCTTATGGTCCACAGTGTCTTTTGGTTGGCTTGGTCCCATAGCGAGATGGAGTCTTCCAGCACGCACAGCGTGTATTCCTTCGAGTCGGTCGAGACTACCGTAATCGTCATCAGCTGCGGACGTGCTAGCTCGGGCCTAGAGTTGATTTCTGCTCTAGATAAAGCGCTCCCGATGTTTGATTTGCGGGATACGGAATGCTATCCCGGGATACCGCCCTCGACAGCCTTCATCGTGATAACGAATTTCTTGTCTCGCGACCTGTACTCGATATAGAAAGTTTGACCATCTGCATCAAGATATACGTTTGAAATTGTTGAACCGAGCGATATTCCTCCGTTGTGGTATACGGAATGCTAGCTCGTCTTGGCGTAGGTGCCGATGCGCGTCTTTTTCACCTCGTCATAGATGACGATCTCGTTGGCATAGCAATTCAGCGACACGCACTGTCCAAGCTTATTTTTGGCCGTAATGATAATCTCTTTGCTACTAGAGAGCTTAACCGTGCACTCGGTTGTACTACCGTCCGAGTCGAGCTGGCATACGGAATGCTCCTACACGTTCGCCCTAATCTTGAGAGCTGTCACGTAATTGACCGTCACGCAAAGGTAGTTCTCGCCGTTTATGTTCTGCCAGCTGAGTTGAATCATGTTCTTGCCGTCGCCGGTAATCAAACTCTTTGTGGTCGAGGATACGGAATGCTATAGGGACCTCGTGAGCCACTTACCGTTGACCTTGAAGCTGATAGTCAGCTTGTTCTCGGTCGTCACGGCGATAATGGCCGAGTTGTTCGTGCTCGGGTCGGTCAATCTCAAGCCGAGACGATTGTCGGCATTGAGGAAATGGACGGCGCACGGGGTTTCGTAGCTTATAGGGGATACGGAATGCTATGCCCAGCTACTGAAGTCATCCTTCCCCCAAGAAACGGCTCGACACTGAATCTTTGAGTCGTAAGTGCTGTTGAAGAATTGGCTTACGTTTGAGTTGGCGATGTCGGCTTCTGCTTTTTGATCTTCCCTGCGCATGTGCAAGACGAATCCGACTTTACTGCTCGTTGACGGTTGCACCCAGTAAATACCGGAAGGACGCTTGCGCCATGCCGCCGGCGTATCGTCGTATGTCCCGTTCAGCGTGCCGCGAAACGGCAGCGGGGATACGGAATCACCACTCCATTGCCGCCGTGTATGAATCGCTCGCCCTAGCAACGACCGTCCTGAAGCTCTGCAAATAGTGGCTCATGGCGGTATTTACCGTCGAATGTCCCAGCGCTACGGCAATGTCCTCGATTGCGGCTCCATGCTCAAGTGAGATGGTCGCCCAGCTATGGCGTAGGCACGTCATCGGCACATGCGGCAGGCTGAATCGCTTGCAGAACGCACGAAACCGCCTAGCAACGGCATTCGGGTCGAGCAGGCACAGCCTACCCGACCTACGCGCCCCGCGTATCGCACGCAGGCGCTCTAGGGCAAAGCGCGGCAGTTTCAGCTTGCGGTCGCTGAGCTTGGTCTTGCATCCAGTCTCCACGACCTCACCGCCGACCACGTGCAGCCCGCGCTGCACATGCACCCAGCCCGAGCGCCAGTCCACATCCTCGATTCTCACGGCGCACGCCTCGCATCGGCGCAGTCCGAGCGCGGCACCGAGCAGCACGGCGGCTTCAAATGGTTGCCCCACGATAGCTTTGAGCGTCACGCGCTCCTGCTCTGCCGTGAGCGTCGGTCGGCGCACCGTGGGCTTTTTGCGCAACTCCACACCCTGCGTCACGTCCCAGATGCGCAGCTGATGGCGGCGAAGAACCCAGCGGTGGACCTGCCTAAAGGTCTTGTAGGCCTTTTCAGCCGCGCCGGGGAGCGTGAACGAATCGACCCAATCCTGAACCTCCTCAAAGCTGATCGTCTCAATCTCGCGCTTGCCCCACTGCGGCATCAGGTGGCAGCGGATGGCGCTGCGGTAGCCCTCCAATGTGGTGGCGCGCAGGCGCTTACCCTTGTCGGCCATGTACTCGGTTACGGCGGCTGAAAACAGCATTTTGGTCAATCCAATCTCTTAAAAATCCCAGACCTAACGAATGGTAGCCCGCCGCGTTACGTCTGGGATTTATTGCTTGCAGCGGATGGCTGGGCCCAATCTCACGCCGCCCGCAGGATGGCGCGGAAAGCGAGAGGAAAGGAGGGCCGAGCGTGGAATCACTGGCGGCCATCGTCATAACCGACATCATCTCGTGCGTCGTGGCGACGTGCGTCGCGTCGGTCGTGGCCACCGTCAAGGCCCAGGGGCGGAAGGTGTCCGAGAGGTCCGAACACGAGCGCGAGGAGTCCGAGGCCATGAAGGCCGGGATGCGGGCGCTGCTCTGGGCGGAGCTCCAGCGCATCCACGAGAGGGCGATGGCGCAGGGCGGCCTGACCGTCGAGGAGCGCCGCCACCTGGAGAGCGTCTATGCCGCCTATCACGGGCTGGGTGGCAACGGTACCGGCACGCGCCTGTATACGGACGCGATGAACATGCCCGTACTCGATTAGAGGAGGAATCAATGACCAAGGATAAGATTGTCCAGAAGTTGACGAGCCGAAAGTTCTGGCTGTGCACGGCTGCCTTCCTGGGCTCCGTCGCGACCAGCGTCGCCGGCATCGCCACGGACAACCAGGCCGTCGCCGCCATCGGCACCGTTTGCGGGGTCGCGAGTGCGGCCATCTACGCCGCGGCCGAGCAGGCCGTGGACGCCGCGCGCCTGAAGGCTGGTGGCGACCATGACGGAGACTGAGACCGTGCCTAAGCGCAAACTGCCGCTCCGAAGCGCCTTTGCCGTCATTCTCGCGCTCGTCGCGGCCC